AGCCATTTGACAATTTTATTTTTAATACGAGATACTCTTTGTCTGTTTAAAAGCTCTCGATACTTTTCAGGGTCTTTTTTCATTTTATAATATCTATCTCGTTGTCTTTGCAAAAATTTCTCTCGGAATTTAGGATTAGTGTAGTATGCTTTTCGGTTTCTTGCAACGGTTAGTTCTCGTGTTAAATTATGTAGCTGTTCGGCATAGTCTTTAGATGACTTATCTAAATTACTAATTTTGGTTTTAATTGTATTAATTTGTTGGGTATATTCGTCTGGAAATACATTACTAATAGGTATTATAGGTGTCGTTGTATGCGTAGGTGCTATTATAGGCACTGGTGTAGGTGCTGGTGTATGTGTAGAATCAGTTGTATTAGGCTTTTTAAACTTAAACTCTGAACCCGGATCTTCCACGGACCATTTGAGCTTGGATCTATTTATATAATTATATAGTTCAGGGTTTTCTTGTTCTACTTTTTTACTTCTATCCAATGTCATTCGTAAAAATTTATTTTTATAATCCAAGTCGTTGTTGAATTTGTAAATATTTCTTTTAGGCGCACTTTCCATTAACGCTATGTACTGTTCGTGTAATCCGGAGTCGGCCTTTCTTTTAGGATTTCTGTTTTTATTTTGTGAAGGGTTAGCGCGAGACATTCGTTTTCTTAAATTGTATAGTTGTTTTCTTAAGCTAGTTAGCTGTTCTGTATAGTCTTTAGATGACTTATCTAAATTGTCAATTTTGGCCCTAATTCCCATCTCTTCGACTTCCATATAATAGTAGTTTTATTAAATCTATAATGCAGTGTCCGTCCCAGTGGAATTCATTGCGCGCCTTCTGAATATTCCTTCAAACGTCCCCTCGTAAACCTTTTCACACTTGTCTTCTATTTGCACCTTTATATTATCCCAAGAAATATGGGGTCGACGTCCCTGAGAACATTGCTCCGCGTGTGTTTCTGTTTTGTTCATTTTAATGTTTTTCCATTCAGGTGAATCATTGGTAACATTCACCTTCCATAAAACAATAACATCTTTCATAAAATCTCTCAAATCCAAAAAGTAAATAACATTGAATTTTTTATTTGGTCCAAAGGAAGAGGGACCACTGGATATAAAAGATTTCAATTCTATGATACGATGCTTTGAAACCAGGTCGCCTGGAACACCGAGACTTTTCGCCCACCGTATTGTCGTATCGCCTTCGTAGTTTTGAATGATGAATTTAGCTATATTTTCTGTAATATCTTCGGGTGGATTCTGGTTTCTCAGCGGAAGTTTGTATTCTTTTATTTGACGGGCACACTGAATAACCCCTTGTTTAAACATATTGTATCTCTCTCGAAGCAACTCCTCTGGATATTTATCAACACCATACGTGTTACTCAGTCTGGAAACAAGAGTTTGTTTATTGCCCGTCACAGGCAACCCCTTTTCTTTGCAGAGCTCCTTTAGTTGTTTTGCTGTCTTATCCATTTTCCTTATACAAAAATACAATTTAATATTTAATTTCAATTTAATTTATGAATAAAGGTAATTTTTATATCTTTTTTCATATTTTTCATCCCCCTTTAATACATATTGCTGTTTTGTGATTCCATCGAATAAGATGCTTTTTTTAAAAAAGAATTTGAAATTGTCAATAAAGTATTGTAATGTGTCTTTCATTTTTAGTATTTTTTCGATTTCTTTGTGGTCCAATTTGCATAATAAATAGTATATGAAAAAAGTGAGATTATCGCTACTCATAGGAGACCAGATCATATATTTTACAGTAGGGTCATAAAGCCCCTCTTTTTTAACAAATTTGTAATTATTATTTTTATCAACCACTATAAATCCAAGAGATAACTTCTTCCACCATCCATTGAATTTTTTAAATAATGCATCCATAATATGAGATAACATTTTTAGGTTTAAATATTGATAAAACATATGATAACTGTTTATTCCACGTTGATCATTTCAGTTGTTATACAAATTCTATCTGGGATTGTAGAAATAACAACACTTCTAGTAAAGGTAACTCCGGATGTTATATTTTTGCAACAGATGATGTTATTGGAAGTAATTGTTCAATTTGTAGAAGGAATATTTTATGCAGTTTGGTTGTTAAATTTCAAAAAAATTCGAAACATTACCCCTTCTAGATATATAGATTGGGCCATCACAACACCAACAATGTTGATAAACTTAATTTTTTATTTGATTTATTTACAAGATAACAATGTTCGTTTTGTCGAATTATTCAAAAAGGAGTTTGGTACGATCTCATATGTTTTAATATTAAATTGGTTAATGCTCTTGTTTGGCTATCTAGGGGAAATACGTGCAATACCTGTAATAGTTGGGGTTTTTCTAGGATTCATCCCCTTTTTGTGGTATTATTATATTATATATCAAAAATACGTTTCTAATGAATCTGGTATATTTTACTATTTTTTCATCGTGTGGTGTTTTTACGGGTTAGTTGCTGTTTTTCCATATAAAATAAAAAATATGTGCTATAATATACTAGATTTATTTTCCAAAAACTTTTTCGGAATCTTTTTAACCTATTTACTTTATCGTTCTGTTTACGATTTATCATACTTATCTTCGTAATAATCATAATATTCATAATCACCTGGATCGCACTCACCAAATACTTCGTCGTGCATCGATTTCACCGCTTTTTTATCCTTGATTATTTTTGATATTTCTTTTAATTTCATTTCATTTTCCGCCTTCTTACTGATTTTAGTTTTCGGTTTAACTTTTACGCTGATCTCTGGGAGCTTCAGGGTTTCAGGTTCAGAGACTCCGAAAAGTTCTTTGGAAATACTCAAATCAGACTCTTCTTGCTTTTTTCTTTCTTCTAATCGTTTTTTTGTCTCTTCACTTGGAATAAGTGGAACATAGTCATCCATTTCCCAATCCTCCATTATTCTTTTATAATTTTAATGTTTAAATTATTCACAAACACATACTAACGGTCTAATTTTTTGACGTGCATTCCACGTATAATTTCCACAACGCACGCAAAACGGTGCAAATAAATGCAATTTTCCAATACGAAACATAAAAACACTTTCTGTTATTAGCGAATTTTTGGGTGTCCAAAAAGATTCCGATATGTGATTACACATAATGTTTTTGATTCGCCTCGTTTTTTCTGTTATTAGTAAAAACAAAAAATCTTTTATATGATCCAATATTTCTTTCGGGAGATCGAATCGATTGATAACCAATTGGTACATTTATAAATTTTACTCAAAAAAACTTTAAATAAAAAGGGGATTTTGTATTAGAAAAAATTGAAATTATTTTAAACTCTTTTGAATCTGCATAAAAGTACAATAACAAGAATGTCCTACTCCAGTATCGTGAAATCTCAAATGTCTCAAATGTCTCAACCAATGTCCCAAAAATATCAGGTGCGTGAAAGCAGAAAAAAAGTAAAGGAGTGTACAGAAAAGCCCAAGCACTGTCCAATATGCGAGAAAGCAGGAATGTCCCCCGAAATTGTTGCATCGCATTATGTACGCGAAACACGTGATTCTTCGAGTCGCGTGACCTGCCCGATTATTCTCAGTAATACTTGCAGTAAATGTGGGAAGAAAGGTCATTTTGCCACAACTTGTAGAGTTATCGCACCTACTCCCAAACAACCTGTTGTAAAAAAGGAAACAATATCAACATCAAACAGGTTTTGTTTTTCAGATTCTGACACAGAATCGGAAACCGAACCAGAACCAGAACCAGAACCAGAACCAGAACAGAAAACAGCACGGGATATTTCAAGAGAAAATTTGGTGATTCAATGGCAGAAGCAGTTTGCCAATATGTCTGGTCTAAACTTAGACAGCAACCCTTATGGAGTGTACTGGAACACTAAATACAATAAATTTGTACTAAAAGGATATGTTATTTTTGAAAAAACTGTAAACGGTGAAAAATTACTTCTTGCAAGACCAGAAAGAACTTCCTGGGCAGATAGCGATAGCGATAGTGATTAATTGTTTTGCCTTTTGTTGCCTTTGTTACATTTTACCTTTTATTGCTTTTCCTTTTGCTTTTTGTAATTAAAAATTGAAATATTTCCTTCTTTTTTTATTTTATTTATTACGATGTACAGATCAGCTCGCAAAGAACTAGTTGTTTACTCCAAGGCTCCCCAGATGCAGACGCCGAATAGGAAGCCAGTTACCCTAAACAGAAGAACCAATATATTCTTTCGACAATCTGTGATGGTTCGGAGAGTCGCGAGTTTCCTCGGTCCAAGTGCGTTAGAAATAGAACTCCGAGATTTAAAACAACAATTTGGGTTGTTTTATTTACGAAATGAACAATCACAGCGGGTTCTTGACAATACATTGCCCGGAAGTTGGAATAATTTTACTCGTTGCTATGCTCTTCAATTAAACACTCTGGATTGGTATCTCGATAATATGGAAATTTGTCTCGAGAATGTACATAAAATAGATTCTCGCAAGGAAATCTTTGACACAGATTTATTAACTATGTCTTTGTATGAAAACTATGGGTATATGGTAGGTCTTTCTGAGTTGCGGAATTTTGTATGCTATACAGATACCAATGTTATTGACAGAGCCAGTGTCTTGAAGTTTATTCGCTTTATCAAAGGAGAGTGCCGGAAAGAATATCCTTCCTCGGAAATTTATACAATAATGAAAGAACTAGAAACAAATCTGAATTTATTGTCCAGCCTATTGAAACGTGAATTTAGAATAGGAACTTATCTAGAGATGAAACTATATTAATTGCCAGATCTTTAGAGTGCATTTCCGACTTTTTATATTTTTTATATTATATGGAATCCGAATTAGATATTATTCAAAGCGTATTTACACCAGACATTTTTGATGTTAAAGAAACAGCAGTTAGCCATTATATCATATCCGATAATAAAAATAGATGTTTAAATATTAAAATAAATCCAGATGAAATATATGTCTATCGACTAGACAAATGCTATTTTAGTGGTAATAATTTGTTAGCGTCCCTTGACACTTTGGCAATATTGCTAAATCGGAATAAAATTTCATTGGAGGATGGTTCAACTATATACACAAAATGCCCTGGTATAGAAGTTAGCCTAAAATTTTTAAGGTTATTAACAAGTGGTAAGTCTTGGTATAATTCAAAAGGTTATATTTCTTCTAATATAACTGAAGAGGAAAGACATAATAATCTTATTTTATCCAATACATTTGAAAAAAATATGAATTTGGTTTGTGAAAAAAAAATATCCGAAGTAACTGGTAAAAATAAAAATATATTTATAAGTGGAATCAAACGAGAAACAAAACGCATTATGAAAAGCGCAAGAGAAATGATTGATTATACTGATAAAAGCACGTCCGAATATATACAAGATTTATATGAATTTATTCTTAATAGTGATGGTGAATCTTGTAATGAATATATAATTATAAATAATATAATTAGTGATTTGTCCATTTTATTATTATATGATCCACATTTGACGAAAACTTTTGGAGGAAAAACCCCTAAAACCAGAAGACGTAAAATAAAAAATTGAATATTTATTACCACAAATCGCCTTTGCAAAAAATGCAAGCTCGCAACGCAATTGTTATCTACAGCAGGACGGCTAGCGGAAGGATTCCGGTTACCTTAAACAGGAGAACCAATCTCTTTTTCAGACAATCTATTATGGTGAGACACGTGGCTTCTTATCTCGGTCCGAGTGTATTGGAAACTGCGTTGACGAGTATGAAGGAGAAATATAGAGAATTTTATGTATGGCACTTGGAAAATAACACATATGTGTTCCGGAAAATACCATATTTTGGATATATGTATTCACAGACCATCGAAAGAACCACGTGGGACAAACAAAGTATGGAAATTTGTTTTAAAAATATAGAACAAATAGATGCGTCGAAAAATGCCATACCCGTTCTCCCAAGCAATCCCAAGAAAATATATAAGATTGGGTATTATGAATTAAGTCTATTTGTCTCGGTCACAAATACAAATATAATCGATAAGAGAAGTATAATGCAATTCATTCATCACATCAACGACGAACTGGAAAAGCGGTGTATAGGAGTACTCTTATACAGTGAGTTCATAATAATCGAGAGTAAAATTAACTTTGTAACGAGTCTACTGAGATACAATTTATCAATTTCTAGCATGTTGTAAAATTAAGATGTACATACAAGAATAAAAAGCCCCAGAGGCAAACATAATGGTTCATAGTAATTAAAATAAGTC